TTTAAAAAAATTTGGATTGGTTGACCCTATAATTTGCAACATTAATGAAAAGAGAAAAAATGTAATTATTGGAGGACATCAAAGAACAAAAATCTGGTCAGAGCTAGGCAATAAAACAGTTCCTTGTATTGAATTAAATCTTGATTTAGAAAAAGAAAAAGAACTCAATATTAGATTAAATAAAAATACTGGAAGCTGGGATTTTGATATTATGGGAAATCATTTTGATTTAGAAAATTTGACTGACTGGGGATTTAAAGAGAGCGAAGTTTTTGCAGAATATGAAACAAAAGAAAAGAATCCAACTCCAGATGATTGCATTGTTGAATGTTTGACAATAAACAAAAATTGTTTTGGAGCTAAAGTTTGGGAGAAAAAAACTGGTTGTGTTATAAAATAAAAAAGCCTGGCTTGACTTTGAGTCAGTCTTACCAGGCAAAACAACTTAAACTTGTATAAAGCAAAGATATAAAAAACAATCATATGAGCAAAAAAATAAATATGTTTTTATTTAGTGATAAAAACAGAAAGAAAAGAAAAGGTGTTCACTCAAAAAATGCAAGTAAGAATCAAAGAGGATGGAAGAAAAAATACAAAGGTCAAGGGAGATAAATGGGAAGAGGTCGAAAAAAAATACCAACTAGAGTTAAAGAAATACAAGGCACTTTAAAAAAAGAAAGAACACTTGAAAATGAAATGCAAGTTGCTTTGGTTAGTGAAATTCCAGAAGCTCCAGATTGGCTTTCAGATATAGGTCAAGAAGAGTGGTCAAAAGTCTGTACAGAATTATTTCACAAAAGAATGCTTCATCATATAGATTTAAGATTGATTGAAGCATATTGTAATGCAATTAGTTTGCATATTGAAACGGAAATGATGTTGAGAGAAAAAGGAAGGATTCAAATTTTCAAAAATTCAGATGGAACTTTGAAACATATGCAGTCAATACCATATCAAAAAATTGCAAAT